CCCCACCAACAAACTTATCTGTTCCATCAGTTAGAATGTCCATATCTGTAGCTGCGGTTTCTACAACAAAGAAGAAAGAAGCTCCTAAATTATTTAACTGATTTGGATCTGTGTTATCTCCAGGATCTGTTGAAACAATACTAGGTAAAGTAAATTTACCATCTGCATCGTTACAAGTAAGAATTTTACCTGCATGAGAGTCTACTGTTAATGTAGTGTCAGCCGTTAAGCTAACTACGTTTGCATTACCTGCCGAAATAAATCCTGCTAAAGATTTTATTGGGCCTGAAAAAGTGCTTTTTGCCATAATTTTTCTCCCGAAAAATAAGTTCTACTGTCTTGGCTTGTCTGCTAGGTCAGTCTGTAGAACAAGTTAATAAATCCTAGTCCTTCGATTGTATATTAGTTTGATCTAAAAAAAAAGGGAGCCGAAGCTCCCTTTAAACAATCAGTTAAGATTATGCACCTTGAGATGCAAACACTGCTCTTGGATTTGAGAATCCAAATGAGTATCTTTCTCTAGCTTTGAATCTGACGTTGCCAGTATCAAAGTCACCTTCCATAGAAGTTGAAAGAGGAGATCTCTCGAAGTGTTTAAATCCATCAGGACAGTCTGTCAACAAGAACCACGCATCGTTATCTGTTAAGAAGTTATTAACAGTGTATCCATCGGATACCATGCCCATATTCTTAATAGAGTTGATGTCATTGTCAGATGTTCCTACTCTACCTGGTGTATTTAAAAGTCTATCAGCCACAAATTGTAGTTGTGGTGGTATTACTAATTTTTTACCTTGTAAAGCAATTACCATATTTCTGTCATCAACAAAAGTTGAAACTGAAATAATTGCATCTTCTAATGAAGTCTCGTTCAAGTCTGAATAAGTGCTAGGTCTATTACTTAATGTACCGCCACCTGTTAGTGGGTGATCAGTAGCAACAAGTGCCTTGCCATCTCCTCCAGTAAAGCTTGATGAGAATGCGTTGTTAAGCACAGAAGCAGCTTTCACTTGCTTTGTATGTGCCATGGATCTTGCTAGAGCTTTTGTGTATCGAGCTCCCAATCTGTCATACAGGTTATCTTCGATAGCCTCTTCAGTTAGTGCAAATGCTAACGCTATGGTTTCATGTGAATACCTAGCAGTAAAACCTTCAGTAGCACTGTCAAATTCGACTCCTTGCCCTTCTGTTTTTACTTTAGCGTTACCGAAACCAACGATCATGGTTTCTTCTTCAAATGCTCTATCTGAGGATTCTGTCTCAAATATCTCTGCATGTTGTTGTTCGTACCTGTTGTATTCCATGCCAAATAAGGCATTTAAACCAGGCTCCAATTCTTTAGCTAATTGTGCTCTTGAAATTGCCATAATTTATACTCCTTATTAAGCTAGACCTGCACCTTTTTGGCCGCAGATATGATTTTGAATAACAACTAAAACATTAGTGTTTGCCGAAGCAACGTCTGAATTTTCAGGATCTTCTGAAATATCAATCGCTTTGATCGGTAAACCTGCTGTTGTAGCACCTGTTGTGACATCTAACTCTGCTCCTGAAATACCACTTAAGGTACTTCCTGCAGTTGTGTAAACGATGTCAAAGTTACCAAACAGATCAGCCACTGGGAAAGTGTCGTCTGCTTGAATCTCGAAGACCACGTTGGGATCATCGATTATGAAAGCAATTATGTCTGAAGCATTTGTGCTTGCAGGGTAATAATTACTAAATACTTGTTCACCCGAAGTAGGATCAGTGTATTTACAGCCATTGAATACGCCAACAATCGGTACAGTTCCACCGTCAGCATGTATTTCTACACCGCCTCCAGTTACCTGCATTACCATATCTCCTTGGAAGATACTGGTTCCATAGTTAGCAGCGATTCTATAACGGCTTTGTCCACCTGAGTAAGGTGAACCACCCATCATTCTTACGGGTTTCATTCCAAATGAAGCATCTAAATTTGCCATTTTTTATGTTTCCTATAATTAAATTTATATATAGAGTTACAGAGTTATCCTCTGTTTCCTCCACCAAAAGTCACCTTTGATTTAACCTCTCTTGAGATTGGCATCGCTGGATTCTCTTCACGCATCAGGTCATTTTCTACAGCAGACATTTGATTGCTGGTTTGTTGTTCAAAAAATTCATTTCTTTGATCTGCGATTTCTTTATCTATTTTGCACAGTATCAACCCACCAACTCCAATTACTCCTGCATGACGACCATCATCGACTGTAGGTAAATCATGAAATCCAGGTAATTCATCTGGTCTAACAACCTCGAATCCTTCACGAAATCTTTTTGAGACATTCGTTTTGTCATCTTGGCCTAGTACAGATTCTCTGATCCAACGATAAGTAATACCTTGTGATTCAGCTACTTTAATAGCTTCGTCTGGTAGTTCTAACGCTGAAGGCATCTTCCAAACTTTAGGTCTGGCTTTTGTCTCTCTAGTATCAGAGTTTCTAGTAGCTCTGTTATCTTCAGTTTTATTATCTATTTCTTTGCTCATGATTTTTGTAACCTCGCTTTTTGTTTTGCGTAATCTTTAAATGACACTCCAAGCTTCTTAGCTAGTTGCTGTTCGCTCGGTGTCAACTCGATACGATTTTGTTTGCGTCCAGTCGATGTGTTGCGTGTAGCTGAAGCGACAGTTTGGACGGGTTTCTTGTCTGCTTCCACGTTAAATCTTTGAGGCAACTCTTGTCGCACTCGCTTATCTATTTCACTATAATACTCATCACTCTCTGTGTCAAAGCCTTCATTCTCTAATTGTTTGTGAACTGCAAAGGCAACACTTGTTGCAACTTGATCTTTTCCAAACCAAGTATTCTTATTTGCCCATGTTCGAGCTTTGTCTGATGGTTCATTATATTCTTCTTGAACAGGTTGAGCTTGTTGATAAACCTGTTGTTGTTGAGCCTGTTCTATATAAGCTTGCTCTTGAGCATCGTATTGTTTTTGCTGTATTAAATACTGCTCATGTCTAGCTTTATCAGCTGTTGCCATGCTTAAAGCTTCTGTTGCTGTTGCTATAGCTTCAGAATCTCCAGCATCAGTTGCTTGTCTTAATGCTTGTTTTGATAAGCTAAGTTGAGATTCAACTCTATTACCAAACTCATCACCGTAACTAGATTGAAAAGTTTTTTGAGACTGTCTTAGTTTTTCATTTTGATCTTTAAGATCTTTAGCATACTGAATAGCCATCAGCTCCCTTCTTTGAAACTCTTTGGCTTGTGCTACAGCTTTGTTAATTCTGTTTTGTGCAAGGGTAGCTCTCTTTTCTACCTCTGACTGATCCTTTGCTTTTTCTTCTACTTTAGGTGAAACTTCAAAGTCTTCTTGTATCTCATCTTCAGATGCTGCTGATACCTCTTCTTTAATTTCAACTTCTACAGGATTTTCTTGTACCTCATCTTCCACTCTCCTATTCTCTGGAAGTGCGGCCTTTTCAATTTTTTCATCTGTAATTTCTATATCTATATTCTGTGCTTCTTCGCTCATTCTTTACTCCTATAAAGATTTAATATCATCTGGATCAAGGATTGTCGCAATCACTTCATCATCGTTAATAATACGAACTTCGTTATCATCTTCTAATCTAAAACGAGTTCCTGCATATCTACCAATTAGAATCCAATCTCCTTTATTACACCAAGGAGATCTTCTATCTGGCTCACCAAATTTATTATCTTTATAAGCTAATGGGCCTACTTTTAAAACATAGCAGATCACTGTAGCCAAAGCTTCTTTATCTAAAGTTTCTTTAACTAGTTGAATACCACCATCAGTTTGACCTTTACCTCTGTATGGTAATACAAGTATTCTCCATCCAGTAGGATTTGGCATTCTGTCAAGTAGTGATTTATCTAGTAGTTTAGGATCGAGTACCCTTTCGTCTGATTTTATAAAAGCTTTGTCTAGTTCTGAATTTTCTTCAACTTTTTGTTTTGCAACATCTTCTTTGTGTTGTTCGAATTTTGTTTTTTTTGCGATTGTATCAACCATCGTTATCATCCATTTGCAGCGTTTCTCTTAAATCTTGTTGTAGGGAACGAATCGCTGATAACTCTCCCATAAGATATTTGTAATCTTCCATTGATTTTATATTGCCGCCAGCAATAATGTCAACAGTGTTTCTCTCTCTTTCTCGCAAAGTTTTAAAAAAATACTCTGCTAGTCTTATTCCGTCCAATTAGCTCTCTCCTAATTTTCAAATATTATTAACGTCTACCTCTTCCTCCCATTCTTGGCATCATAGGTATCGGTCTGTCCATTACATTCATTCTATCCATTCTGTTTATTTTTGGTAATTCTAATCTTGGTAAATCTACTGGTGCCATAGGCATAGGATCTGATGGTATAGGTGATGCTATCGGAGCAGGCATAGGCATTCTTTGTTGCATAGGCATAGGCATTGGATTAGGCATCATAGGCATCATAGGCATTTCTTCAGGTAAAAAATCTGGAGTTGGAGGCATAATTCCTGGGCCAAAGCCAAAGTCTTGTGGAGGTAAGGGTGGAGGTGGCATACCTTTTCTTGGATCAAATATTGGTCTGACGTCACTACGTATTTGATCAGATATACGATTAGGTGGTATGAACTCATCTCTAGGTTCATCCATTCTTTCTATTGACATAAAATCATCTCTTATTATTGGAGGCATTCCTCTAGCTTCTCTAATAGCATCTATTCTGGATTGTGCTGGAGTGTCTATTGGTGGCATTACTGGATCTTGTGGTATCGTGCCTCCTGCATCAGCTATTCTTTGATTTATTGCATCCATATCAATATTAGAAAAATCAAAATTAAATAAGTTTGGATTTTCTAAACCACTAATCATAGGACGATCTATCATAATGTTATCCATAGGTATATCCATAGGAGGTTCTTCTACAATAGGATCCTCTACCATAATAGGAGGTTCTTCTCTTCCAATAAAAGGAGGCATTGGTGGCATTTTATTGTGTGATACTACACCATCAACCATGTAGGTATGAGTATTAGAAGTGGTAAAGTTATACACTTTTATAAAATCTTTTTCACTTTCAAGTTTTGTAACTTCTTCTACACCATCTTTAGTTATTAATTTATCACCTAGCTGTAATTCTTTAACCTCTATTCCATAATCGTTATAAACTGTATTAGATAGTTTAGAGTTATTAGATTTCCACCCATCGTTAGTTAAGAAAGCATGAGCATCTGTAGCAGTTATTCTATCGTTTATAGTCCATAAACTTCTGTCAGCTTTCGGAATATCATGTACATAAGAAACTACATCTGTTTCACCATTTAGAGCTAATACTTCGTCTCCCATTGCAATATTTTCAATAACTTTTTTAGTTCCATCAGCCATATCAATTTTAGTTCCTGCCACAAAACACATAATTGGAGGAGGAGTAATATCTTGAGGAGGCATTGGAGGTGGCCCAGGAATACTTCTTAATGGTGGTTGAGCTGCAAACATATCTCTGATTGGATCACGCATAACATCTGTAGGCATG